AGAACTGCGTGCCCGACGAGGAGATCCAGGCCAACATCAAGAGCAACCTTGAGTTGATAGACGACTGGGTCACGCAGATGGCTCCGACTCGGTTGCGGGCCATTGTCGTCTCTGCCGGGCCGTCCCTGGACCTGCCGGAGACCATGGACGCCATCCGCAAGGAGGTGGATGACGGGGCGATCCTGTTCTGCGTCAAGCACTCCCACGCCAAGCTCATCGGCGCCGGGCTCGTACCGTTTGGCTGCGTCCTGCTGGATCCTCGCCCGCATGAGGGTTACAGCACCCATGGCGAGCTGCGCTCCAGCCTCCTTCCGGCAGCGCATCCCGGGGTGCGGTATTTCGTTGCCTCGATGGTCCACCCATCGACCACGAAGAGGCTTCTGGACACGGGCGGCAAGGTCATAGGCTGGCACGCCGCCGTCGGGGCTGGCGAGGAGACCGTTATCCCTGGCGAACACAAGAAAATGCTCATGGGGGGTGGGTCCTCGTCTGCTGGACGCGCTATGATAATGGCGTGGCAGCACCTGGGGTTTTCGTCAATCGGCCTCTACGCTTTCGACTCATGTCATCTGGACGAGAGCAAGATCGACAAGAACGCCAGGCACCAAGACGGAACGGAGAAGTACTTCGCCATGGAAGTCGGCGTCGGGGACCGGAAGAAGACGTTCTGGACCGACCGAGACATCCTTTGCCAGGCGCAAGACCTCACCCGGTTCCTGCAAGAGACGCCCTGGATCCCTTGGGATGCTCATGGGCCGGGGATGGTGGCTTGGTTGTGGCAAAACTCTAGGGGCAGGTTGCCGCGCTTCGAGGATAAATACGCATGAACGACCGCAAGTGGCGGGGCGACAGCGAGAAGATCAAGCCAAAGCGCCGGCAGGCATTGTCGGCGTTTCTCGTCAACATTGCCGAGTCTCTGAACGAAGAGCAGCGCCGCCAGATTGCTCATATCTGCCTTGAGGACTTCAAGAACGACAGGCAGTCCAGGTCTGGTTGGGACGCCATGCACGCCGACTGGGTTTCGGTCTACAACCAGCAGGACCGGGCCATCAACAAGCCTTGGGAGGGCAGTTCCAGCGAAAGCCTGGGGCTTCTGACCGAGGCGTGCAACTCGTTCCAGGCCCGCGCCTACAAGTCATTCTTTCCGTCTCGCATGCCGGTCGCCGCCATTCCTGTCGGCCCCCAGGATGAGATGACCTCTGCCAGGGCCAAGCGGGTCGGGCAGTATCTCCAATGGTCGCTTTTTGTGAAGGACCAGTCCTACAAGCAGGATAAGGCGGCGATGCTTCTGCGCGTCGCGGTCCACGGCAGCGACTTCAGCAAGACCTATTTTGACCCGGTCTTGAACAAGATTCAGGTGCGCCCCGTGCGCGCCGAGGACCTGTTCGTTGCCTATTCGGCCGGTCCCGTGAACATCGAGGATGTCCCGCGGAAGACAGAGCTGATCTATCTGAACCTCAACGACGGCAGGATTCGTGCTTCCGAGGGGTACTTCCTGTTGGCTCCTGAACCGATGATGATTGGTCAGCTTCGGTCTCCCATCCAGGACCAGAACGACCAGGACAGCGGCATCCAGCAGTTGCAGGCCGAGAGCGACGACTACGCCCAGATCATCGAGCAGCACCGGGATCTGGACCTGGACGGCGACGGCATTGCCGAACCCTACAAGGTCTGGGTCGATGTCACCTCCGAACAGCTCCTGCGTATCGAGGTGCGCTACGAGGTCGATGAGACCGGCAGACCGACCAATGGCCGCATGCCCATCGAGGAATACACCCACTATCGCTTCCTGGTGAACCCGGACGGCTTCTACGGCTACGGGCTTGGGTTTATGCTGGGCAACACGAACATCGCCGTCAACAAGCTCCTGCGGCAGTTCATCGACGCCACCACGCTGTCGATCGCCGGCAACATGTCGGGCTTTATCTCGGAAAGCCTGAACGTGGACAAGGGGCCGATGCGGCTTGAACTTGGGTCGTTCAAGTCCGTTTCTGCCAGCACGGACGACATCCAGAAGGGCATCAAGACGCTCTCCTTCCCTGCGCCCCCGCCTACGGTCATGCAGGCAATCTCCATGCTGGAGGCTCGCGCGCAGCGTATTGGCGCGACGACCGATGCCGCGGCTGGCGACGTTCAGAAGGTCTTGCAGCCCAACACGGTCAGCCAGCTCATCGACCAGGCCCTGGTGGTCTTCACCTCTGTCCAGGAGTTCCTGCTGAACAGTTGGTCGCAGGAGTTGAACAAGATCTATCGGCTGCATGGTCTGTACTTCCGTGGGTATGAGGCGTTTGTCACCCTCACCCCGGACGGCACGGAGCAGAACGAGATCACGGGCGAGGATTTCGCGCCAGACATGATGATCATGCCTGTTGCCGACCCGCGCATGGCGAGTCAGCAGGCCAGGGTCCAGAAGGCGCAGTTCCTCTTCGAGTTCGCCACCAAGAACCCTCTGATTGCCAACAATCCGCAAACGCTCCTGGCCGTGTCGCGCAGGCTCCTGGAGGAGATGGAGATCGAGCAGATCGACACCCTCCTGCCCCGCAGCCCGGAGGAGATTCCCCCGGCGCCGCCGGACCCCAAGGTTGTCGCAGAGCAGCAGAAGCTCCAGTTTGAAGCGCAGAAGCTCCAGGCCGAACTGGCCATGGATCAGCAGCGGATGCAGATCGAGGCCCAGATCAACGGGCAGCGGCTCCAGATGGAGCAGGCGATGCAGCAGATGCGGATCGAGAACGAGCGCCTGATCGCCCAGGAGAAACTGGCCCTGGAGCGTGAGATCGAGCAGATGAAACTTGCCCTGAAGGCCGAATTGGACCGGGAGAAGCTTGTCCTGGATGCCCAGACCAAGCGCGAGGAGATGCAGGCTCGTAACTCCCCGCGCGAGGTGAAGATCACTTCGGAGCCGAGGGAGATCAAGGTCATGTCCGAACCGCGCGAAATCGTACTGAGGAGAGGCTGAGATGCCCAAGGGTCTTACGTTCACCAACGACTTCCTGAAGCTTTTCTTCAATGGCGGCGCGATCGCCAATCTGGCCGACAACGCAGCGGCGTCTCCGTTGACTGGCTTGTTCCTGGCTCTGCACACGGCTGATCCTGGTTCGTCTGGCAACCAGACCACGAACGAGATCAGCTATACGTCCTACGCGCGTGCTAGCGTGGCGAGGACTTCGGCGGCGTTCCTGGTGTCGGGTCGGACGGTCAGTCTGGCGGCGCTTCAAGCGTTCCCGGCTTCGACCGGCGGCGCCACGACGACGGCGGCGTTCTTCTCCGTGGGGACGAACCTGAGCGGCACGGGGAAGATCCTCTACTCCGGCACCCTGTCGCCCTTGATCGCTGTCAGCAACGGTGTGACGCCGCAGATCAACTCCGGCACTATCATCACGGAGGACTAATCCATGGCCGATAATATCGGCATCACCCCCGGCAGCGGCGCGAAAGCGGCCAGCCGCGAAGTCAGCTACAGCGGCGAGACCGCGCAGATGCAGGTCGTCGCGCTGGCGACGGTCGCGGGCGATGACGATGCGAAGGCGGTCTCGGATGTGTCGGAGGCGACGCCGCTTCCGACGCAAGACAGCAGCCTCTGGTGGATGCTCAACCGCATCTACCAAATGCTTGCGTCCCCGCGCGGCTACGACAGATCGCAGCAGCGCCAGCGCAGCACGGCAATCGTCGAGAGCGGCACGATCACGACGGTCTCGACGGTGACGACGGTCACGACCTGCTCGACGGTCTCGGCGGTCACCAACCTCGCAGGCTTCGGCGGCGAGCAGCCGCAGATCATGGCCCGCGCGATGGCTCGCGCATCCTGGCGCGCGAACGTCCGCGCCTGCATTACCTGAGGTCTTCAGATGGCAAACACGTTCAAGAAGGTGATCGACAGGCTCGAATGGGTCCAGTCGTCGCCGTCGCCAAACGCGCACGCTGCCGGGACGATGATGTGCTGCGACATGCGGAGCGACGTTTCGCGCCATCCGTTCGTCCAGAACCTCATCAGCACGACCGTGCTGAACCGCTACAACATCATCACGAAAGCGTGGCAGTTGACTGCCAACCCCGGCGTCGCTGCCGTTGCGGCGGGCGCGGCGATGTGCTTCGTTCCGTCGTTCGCCGCTGTCGGCACCATCGCTGCGGGCGCGACGACAACCAGTTTCACGCTCTCGACCGCGCTCGGCACCGCTGTCGGCGTGAACATGCTGGCGAACCGTGGCGGCTCCGGCGACTACGGCTTCAAGATCCGCATCACCGACACCACGGCGGGAAAAACCGAAGAGCGTTTTATCGTCGGAAACACCGCTGGCACGACGCCGACCATCACCGTCGATAACGCCTTCACCTTCACGCCTGCGAGCGGCGCGCGATACGAGCTGCTGTCCGGCCGCGTCATCATGTTGTCGAGCGGCGCGCTCGCAGCGGCATCCTGGCGCAGCTACGAGGTCGCGACAAATACGTTCGCGAACCTGAGCACGACCAACCTCGTCGCCACCGTCGCCACGGATAGCGCGCTGCTGGTCATGGACGAGCAATATACGCCCTATGACTGCGAGCCCGGCGAGGGCATGATCAAGGGCAGCTTCACCTACGATACGAACGTCGTTTCGCGGAAGGCATTGACCGCTACAGCCTCTGCTGCATCGACGCTGACTGGGCAGGCTGCCGGAGGAGATGCGGTCGTCGCCGCGAACGAATACCGCAACTTCCAGATCCGCATCGTGCAGGATACGGGCACGCCCGCTGCGGTGGGCCAGCGGCGTATCATCGCCTCGCACACCGCTGGCGCGAGCCCGGTCTACACGCTCGGCACCGCATGGACGACGACGCCATCCAGCACGGCGAAATACGTCATCGAGCAGCCCAACCTGATCGTGCTGCGGACCAGCGGCAACACGACGACGTACACCTACAACTACACCGATGCGACCATCAACAACGGCACCAACAGCATCGCGACGAATGCATGGTCCACGACGTATTTCGCCGCTGGCCCGGCGAACAATGCAGCGGGATGCCTGTGGGCTCCTTCGTTCGGCATCCAGCCCGACCCCGCGCGCAACGCCCGCCACAGCTTCAACTACTTCTTCCGTGGCGGCGCAGTGACGCTGGATCTGTTCGACATCGCAAACACGATCACCGGCACATGGACGGGTGCGATCACCTACGACGGCGCGCAGAACGCGACGGGAACTGGCACGACTGGATGCTATGCGCCATTCGGCAGCGAGGGGCGCTTCACCTATATGAACATCTACGTCGCCTCGCAGGTGAACCAGATCTATCGCTTCGATGCGAAGAACCGAGTGCTTTCGCCGCATGTTTCGACCGATTTCCTGCAATCCGGCACCGCCTCAATCGGTCAGCGCATGGCGGCTTTCGCCGCGATTGACGGATCGGACAAGTACGACGTTGTCCTGCTCCAGTCGCATCTTTCGACGGTAACGCAGGAACTGGTGGTCCTGTTCTGATGTCCATCGATGATCTGATCCATCTCGCGCAGAACCGCCTCGCCACGCTCAACTCTGCGCGGGCGACGGCTGACCGCAACGGCGACGCGGATCGCGTCGCCGCACTCGACGCCGAAATCGCCGAGACCGAGGCGACGCTCGAAATCCTGCGAGGCATCTCATGACGCTCGCCGACCGCCTCGCCCAGCCCGATGTCGCCGATCTGCCAGACTGGGAAGCAGCCGCGGTTCTCAACCAGCCCGACCCAGCCTTGCCGGCGGTCGAGACCTGGGCTCCGACGCAAATCGGCATCGGGGCGATCCTCGACGCGCTCGGGCCGACCGCCGGCGCGACGTTCCTCGACGCCCTGGAGGTGCTGGCCGAGACGACGCCGGTGGTCCGGTGGGGCCTGGAGTTGATCCGTGGCTCCGGCCTCGACCTCTCCCGGCCATCGGCCCGCGCGCAGCTTGAGGTGCTGGTCGCCGGTCGCATCCTCCAGCCCGCCGAGGGCGAGGCGCTGCTGGCGCTCTCGCGGCGCACCCGGCATCCCTCCTGGGCCGAGGCCAATGGCGTAGTGGTTGACGCGCGGGCCGTTGGTCTCGCGCGGGGAGGTCGGTGATGGCAGTCGCGAAATGGGCCACGCCCAGCACCCGCAGCAGCAACATCCTCTCGACGGTCGCGAACTCGTTGGCGAACGGATCGGAGAGCAGCGTTGTCACCTACGACAACAGCAGCAACAAAGACCTGTACGCGCTGCTGACGCTCAAGCTCGGCAGCATCACGCCATCGACTGGCGGGTCTGTCAGCATCCGCGTCACGCTCAACGACGGCACCGATACGAGCGACAAGGTCGGCGGCGATGTCTACGTCCTGCCGCTGTCGAGCGGCGCGTCTGCCAAGGTCAACATCGTTCAGGTCAGGCTGCCGCCGTTCTCGCTGCGCTTGTCGCTGGTCAACAACGCGGGTGTGACGCTGGCGTCGAGCAGCAACGAGTTGTACGTCCGTCCCTGGAACGAAGAAGCGGTCTGATGCCGCGCGGGTTCTCGGACTACGACAGCGCGGTTATCCAGGGGCGGTTGTGGACGCCGGATGTGTTGAGGCCGGATGCGTGGCTAGATGTGTCGGATCTCTCGACGATCCAGTATGCGACCGGCATTTCGCAGATCACCGACAAGAGCGGGCGAGGCAACAACGTCACGCAATCCACTACAGGCTATCAACCGACGCTGCTGACCAATCGGCTGAATGGACTTCCGGTTGCCAAGTTCGACGGCACCGACGACGCACTGAGCTTCGCCAGCGGGTTCATGAACGCATGGACGGAAGTATCGTTCGTCTGGGTGATGTTCGGGACCGGCGGAAGCAATAATGGCAATTTCGGCCCAGCGACGTTTTCTACTGGTCTAGAGTTAATATATGCAAACGTGATCTCCAAGCCGACCCTATTCCGCATCAACAATTCGGAGCGGGTTGGATCTGGTCTATATTCTACATCCGAAACAAGCCCGACGATTTCATCTATCGCCGCTGACGCATCATCTACAGGCGCATGGAACGGCGGGGCCGCAGTGTCGATGACGAGTTCCGCCGGGATTGCCGCGCTCAATTACAACGGCGTCTACAACATCGGAAAATACAACGGAGTATCGGGCTTTGCCGCCAATATGGCATTCGGCGAGTGGCTGATATTCAATTCCTTTCTGTCGCAGCGCGACCGGCAAATGACCGAAGGCTACCTTTCCTGGAAGTGGGGCATCCGCCTCGCCGCTGACCATCCATACGCCAACCGCCCGCCGTTGATCGGAGACTGAGCCATGCTGCGGGTAAGGCAACCATTACTCGCGGTTGTCAGCGCCGTTGTCACATCGACTGCGACGGCTACCGGCAGCAGCACGGTCTCGGCGGTAGGGTCGTCCATTGTCCCGAAGCCAATCCAGGGCCTCACCTTCCTCTTCGGCGCTCTGTACGACGCTGGCGGGGGCGGTACAGCCGATGCCTCTGCGACTGGTGTCAGCATCGTCTCTGCCGGGTTCTCGGCCCTTGCGACGTTCGACGCGGCGGCGGTCGGAAGCAGCACGGTTTCTGCGGTAGGGTCTACTGCTGGTGGCGCTGTCACGGCGGATGCCTCTGCCACGGGCTCCAGCACCGTATCCGCCATCTTCTCTGGCTTGGCGACATACAACGCCACGGCGACCGGAAGCAGCACGGTCTCGGCAGTTGGCTCGTCCGTCACCGGGGCGACTGCCGATGCCACCGCTACCGGCTCCAGCACCGTCTCGGCGGTTCTTTCCGCTCTTGGCACGTTCGACGCCGCTGCGACCGGCTCCAGCACGGTTACGGCGCTCTTCTCCGCCCTGGCGACCTACACCGCCTCCGCGACGGGCTCCAGCACGGTCACGGCGGTCGGGTCTTCGACTGGCGGCGCCGTGGCGGCCGATGCCAGCGCCATCGGCTTCAGCACGGTCGAGGCGGCTGGTTCTTCTCTAGCCGCGACCAATGCCAGCGCCACGGGCTCCAGCACGGTCAGCGCCAGGACGGGTGGCGAGGTCGATACCCCGTCTGTCGAGCAGAAGTTCGCTCGCTGGGCGTCCTATCGGCGGGTTGGGAGCGACTACCTGCGGCAGGTGTCCCCTGGCGTGTTCCTGCGCGTCAGGCCGGAGGAGCGGGTCCCGCAGGTCGTCGTCAAGGACAAGGTCGTCGGCCCGCTGGACAAGTTGTCCCTGCGCGGCC